CTCCCGTATATAATTCAACTCCGGCGAAGTAATTTTCCGTAACAACTACTGAATACCCCATGCACGTTGCCGTTGCGATAAATCCACCGGTCAAATCAAGCGTCTGGCTTTCAATCAATGTTGTCGATGTCTTGCCACCGATGGAATTTATATTCGCCCAATTTCCTACCTGCTCTAAGTCAACCAGGTACTTCATTCCCACCTTTTTTCTCAAGGCATGATAATCCAAAAGATAAGCGGCGATATCAGGTAATATATCAGCATTATAAATGGTGCATCCACTGTACTTCTTTATATTTTCTGTCTCTCCAGCTTCGATTTTATCCACATGTTTCTCATAAGAAAAAGTGGTATTTGCATATTTAATACCTGTGATCTGGCACTGTCCGGCATCCGGCATGTTAATGATGAGATAATTTGTTTTTACTTCTTTCAGCGTGCCGACACTTGCCGTGATGGACGATGGAAGATATGGACTTGAGAATGTGATCTTGGTATCTCCGGCCGGCAATGTTTTCTTATAAATGTCTGAGTTTTTTTCTTCCAATGCATAGTTTTTCATCTCAATATTCACACCAGAGATATATTTTTCAAGAGATACTTTCGTATTTCCATTAAATTTGCGATCCGTCCCGACAGTGGATTTCACATATCTGTCTGGCTTATAAACCTTGATGGTATCGCTCCGGCTGTCATCTGCAACCGCTCCACACGCAAAGCATACCTGTTGCAATGCCTTACGGCACGTCTGGATGGCTAAATAGCCACTTAAAAGTATGTTGCCGACTTCTTCATCAATCGTATATTTTTTGATACCGGCAGTGGCAAATATCGCATTCAGTATCACTTCTGCACGGACATTGTTATATACCTGTCCGTCATAAAATGTATACTTATCTAATAACCCAACTACATCAATCAACTTAAATTTTGCAATATTCTTTGAAAAAGAAAAATCGTCGATAAAGAATGCTCCCATAGGAATCATGTTTCCGTTATTAAACTCTGACAATGTGACTTCCTGCGTTTTCTGCACACTCTTCCATGCTCCGTTTTCGTTTTCTGCGTCAAAGTCATTATTCATATCAACAATTGAAATATCCGCTTCGTTGATAGACAAGGATGCAGAGGTCACATCAATGTCTTCCTGCATCTTGGCTGTCTGGATCATATCCTTATCCCATACGATATATTTTCCGTATAAAATGTACTGAAGCTTAATATATCTCTGTGGAAAGCTTGTTCTTACAAATTCAATCTCGATTTTTCCGTAATTCTGCACCTGATTATTGCAAACATAAATAAGGCTGTCCGGGTAAAATGTTTCTGTGATTAATTTTGTACCGGCGATTGTATACCATGTGATTTTCAACTCTGCTGGTGGCTCATCTTCAAAATAAAGTGTGATCGCTGCGGACGTGTGCTGCTCTTGGAACGTGACTGTAATCTTAGGATCTGTTTCAAAAGTACAATCTTCCTTCGATAACGCATCATTCCAAAATGCAATGTCTTTCGGATTTTCCGTCAATACTCTTTTACTTCCATCTAGCACAAATTGGTTCAGTTCAAAAGTCCCATAACTTTTCTGTTCCGTCTGTTCTGCAAATAACTCTATTGAACCTATGCCCTGGTTATCATCTGTCGTGACCGAAGCATCCGCAAGTGCGGTAACATCTATAAATTTCATTTCTGCCCTGCAATATGTTCTCATAAATGCCCCCTTACGGTGTCCTTGATGGTTTCTTGCTCGTCATTTTCCAAGACAATCCTTTATACTGCGCTCCGTTGTCCAGTACCTTTTCCACTTCATCTTTAATAGAGGAAAAATACCCATAAAAATCAAACTGCTTACTAGCATCCGGTAGTGATACATGATGGAATCTGTTATCACAATCCGTGATATGATCTATAAGCCTGTCATACATTTCTGCATCATCGATCGTTCCGATTGAGATCGTATAATTCTTATAAAGTCCGATGCTCTCGATTTTAACATCGCCGTCCTCTGTCCTCTCTGCATACTTTTCCAGAAAGTCCAGTGTCCTCTGGATAGACACCAAAGGGATATTATATGTAATTCCATCAATGATAAGTCCTTGCGTGTACTTATATTTCATCTTATCCCTCCGCTATCCCAAGTCTTATTTCTTCATCCTGTAAATACGGTAGATTGATTCTTGCGAACTCTTTACCATCCACCGCCAGTACTACCGTCTTTGCACCGCTATAGTCCGGCATTTTGCTTGCAAGCTTCGATGCAAGGTCGTCCATCCAGCCGGTATTATTTTCAAGCGGTAGGACAGCTTCTCTTCCGGCTTCTCCGATTTCTGCAAGTGTCCTTCCGGTTGTTACGCCACCGTTGGCAAGACGAGGCAGATTTACAGTAGGAATTGTCGGAATACTTGGATGCCATGATCCGCCACCCAAAAAATCAGGTAAATCAAATCCAATGCTGTTAAAGCCAGAAATCAATGAATTGAGACCATTAATAACATGGTTTACCATATTTTCAAACATCTGGATAACACTGTTCACAAAATCTTTTACCGATTTTTCTGTCTGGCGTAATGCTTTGTCTGTGTCTTTCGTAAGTAATGCATGAATTGCGGCGAATACAAGTTTTACCCCTGCCAGCAAAAAATTGATCAGATCTAAAATAAAATCGACGCTGTCTTTTATATTCTGGCTCAGGTTTTCAATAATCGGCAGAATTACCGGAAGCACATTTTCAATAATCCATGCAATAATCGGCTGTAAAATATTTGTCCATAAATCGTTCAGTATGTCTATCACGATTCCCATTATTTCGAAAATATTATCAAACACAGGCTTTAAATGATTTTCATAGGTATCCTCAAACATTAACGCCAGATTCTGTAAAATAGGCTGCACATAAGTGTTCCAGAATTCAAGAAATTTTGCTATTAATTCTGACATTCCATTTTTTACATTTTCGATAAACGGATGAATATGTTCATCGTACAATTCTGTGATTTTATCGGTCACATGCTGTACACCGTCTGATATAGTCGTTGTCAAATCCGCAATCACACCAAGAAGTCCATCCAAAGCATCTTTTAAAGCATCCTGATTTTCTACAAAAGGTGTCACGATGCAATCGATAATATCTTTTCCAAATTTTGCTGCATTCTCCGTAACCATCATGAACGCATCCGAAAAAATCTGAATCAGGTTAGCTGTGATCTGCTGTCCATTTTCATCCCCAAATACTGAAAACACATTTGCAAATGCTTCTAATCCATCTGCTGCAAGTGCTGCTATGTCTGCCGACACATCAAACATTTTTTGAATATATCCTTTGATATCCCATGAATTATTTTCAAGAAAAATCGCCATTCCACCAACAAAGTTTTCTGCGATCGTTGCTCCGATGCTGGTCACGGATGCCGCCATGCTTCCAAGAGAATATGCTACGGTCTGCACAAAATTATCGACTGATGCAAGCACAAATGGATCGGTAAAAATATCAGCCAATGTATTTTTTATGCTTTCTGCGCTTGCCTTGATGTTGACAAGTTGAGATGAAATATCCAGTTTCTTCCATGTATCGCTCCAACCTTTTTCAATAGATGCTTTTGTTTTCTTAAGAAAATCAAGAAAAGGCTGTAACTTTTTTGTCAAATCACTGGAAGTAGGAACTTCTTCATATAAATCAGATCCGCCACTACCAGATCCACCACTACCGCTTCCAGAATCATTTTTCTGTAATACATTCAAGTCATCAAAAGCCGCCAATGCTCCAGCTGCTTTTTTGGCAGAACCGGATGTTTTATCAAGAGATGCCGCATAGTCTACCTGCTGCTTCTTTGCCTTTGTCCAAGTGCTTTTTCCGCTTATAGCCGCAATAAATCTATTTATAGCATTAATAGCATTTGTAAGCCATGTGCATAAGGTTACGATTGCTGGTGTCAATGCAGATATGATAGGTGCTGTCAGTGCTCCAATAGAATTTTTCAATGTAGCCGCAGCACTTGCCATTTCAGACATTTTTCCATTAAATTCAGAAGAATACTTCGCCATGTTCTGTATACCTTCTGTAAATGCCTTGGATATGGTCTGAGACACTTTCATAACCGCACCGAATATTGCAAAACTAATTACGGTCTGCTTTATTCGTTTCGCCATGTCAGATATTAAGCCAGATGATTTTTTTGCTGATTTTCCTACTTTTTCAATGTCTTTCGCACCAGCACCAATAGATTTCTCATTGACAACGGTTTCTCTCATCTTCTGATTTAATACGTTTTGCTGATCTGTGATGCTAGCAAGCTTGTCAGAAAGTTTTTTGTATTCTTCGGTTTTTGTAGGGTCGGAATATGCTTTTCCGGAACTTTCGAGTTCCCTCATCTGTGCCTTGACGTTTGCAGCTTCTTTCCCCGTTTCTGCCATTTTGTTCTTGAGGTCTACCCATTTTGAGGAAAGCGTTTTATCCGATCCTGTTTGCTCCATGTCTTTTATTTCGCCGCGAACGTACGCAATCGATTTAGATAAATCTTCTACATCATATTGCATTGCTTTGTATGTCCGGCTCTTTTTGTTTCCTCCTGTAGCAAGGAATTTTTCCTGCTTGTTTTGCACTTGTGACAGTTTGGATCGCAATTCTTCCAATTGCTTTGTTGCTTCTTTGTACTGCTTTGATGGCGTATATTTTTCTGTTTCTTTCAGTTTTTCCGAGAGATTCTGACCTTTTGATACTAAACTGTCAAACTGTTTGCCTAAGTTCTTATATTCTTCGGTTGGGATTTTTGCTTTTGCAAGCTCTCTCATTTTTTCCGATACATTGCTAGCTTCACGTGCAAGCTTCTGAAACTGTGATTCCATCTGCATGAGCTTACTTGATGCTTCTCCATTTTCAATTAATGTTTTGATTCTGATTTCACCATCATATTCAGCCATGCTAAAAACCTCATTTCTTAAACTGCTTCAATGCTTCCTGTTCTGTTTCTTTCTGCTTTCTTATTTCTTCCATCATACGATCGTAATCGTCTATCTTTTCTTTTTCTTCGCTGGTATACTCTTTTTCTGACTGTTCCAAAGCATACATATTTTGTGCGTTTCTGATTGCATCTTTTTCTTTGGAACTCATGTTCTTTTCAATCTTCTTCTGTCGGATCTCAATTACCTCCATGAGAGAAGATAATCTTCTTGGCATATTCCAGATCAAGCCATTAAATTTCCACCAGTGCATATCTGCTACGGACAAATCAATACCGTATATCTGCAAAAAATCTGCATATATTCTCCATTGATCTACATCATAGTCAATAAAACGCATTGTATTTTTGCTACTGCCGGTATTGTCGTGATACCATCCGTTTAAATACCAGGAAATACATTCATTTAACTCATTGTGCTGTGGATGGTCTCTAAGTTCTCCGTATTCATCAGAGAACATAAGATAAAGAATAGAAGTTGTTTTCTCGTACTCATTCATTTCTTTGTCATATTGCAAAATATAAATCTGCATACCTATGCGGAAATCGGTATTTACTTTGTATCCGTTCCATTCAGTAGGCAAATTGTCCAGCATGACATTGTTCATTATTTTGCCCCACGTCTTCTTACATTGTATCTGTTCTGCACCTGTTCAAAACGTTTATTGAAAAGCTTATTCATAACAGGGATAACCTGCTCTACAAACTCCACGATTGCAAGTTCATCCGGGACAATATCTCCGTAAATCTGTTTCATGGCATCTTCGCCAAACAACCCATCTATACTTTCCGTAATCTGCTTAAGATATTTTACACGAATGCTGTTCAGTTCTAATGCCGCATCCACATTCATATCATCCACATTCATATCGTCTTTGTGGTTATTTCTCCATTCGGCGGCTTCTTTTTCACAGTTTTGAGATATATTATTTAATTTATCAATTACACCTGCAAACTTCTTAGCTGTGTCTGCATTCGCTGTATCTACTGTTATAACTGTAATAAGATCTCCGTCTTCGTCTTTTATTGCAATTTTTTTTATGCCACTGCTTAATTTAATTTCTTCCATTTTTAACATCCTTTCCTAATGTGGGACACCAAGGAAAGGTAGGCATCCCACATATGCTAATTTTTAATTAACACCTATGAAATTGGGTAATCTTCATCCAAAGCCAAAGTGCTTACTTTAGGCGCCCATGTGAACGATCCATCACCAGCAATAGTGATTGTTCCCTGTTCTACATCTCCATTTCCATTAATCTGGATTGTAGACTTTAAAATATCACCACCTGATCCACCAGTGCTTGATGCACATACAGTTACCGGGATACGAATACAATCTCCCGATCCGCTTGTAATATCAGCTTTAAAGAAGCGATAATAATATGTCTCACACTGATCTCCTGTTGGAAGCTTTTTGAAAATGTCATTAAACGCTGTCTGCATTTCATCTGACAGATGCTCTCTTTCCGGAGACATTGAAAATGCATATCCTTTTACAGAGTTGCTTGCATTTTTCATGTTTACATACTGTGTGCTTTCTGTGTTAGGTCCCCAGTCTTCTGTAAGCTCTGTGAAACCATCACCCATTTCAGCAAGCTTTTCACTTTTTCCACCCATAAGGCTTCCAATATCCAAAAGTGAGACCATGTTAGTTCTGTCTTTTGCCATGAGTATTCCTCCTATTTTTTATAAAAATATTTAAGCTGCATATTAATTGCTAATTCTGTTGTTTTTCCATCTGCTGTACCGCAAAATACATCCGATGTGCGGTTAATTTGTTCTGCATCAAAATTTTTATCCTTTAATGTAAATTCTCCACTTTCAAGGAACTTTGCAATATTTTCAAGCAGATTGCTTGCTGCAATATTATCCTTGTTTGTTGTTGGATTGCTTTTGTATACGATCTGGAACGTCATTTGTCCGACATAAGAACCGCTGACATATTTTTTCAAATAAACTGGATCCTGCGCCGGAAAAACTCCAATAGACTGAGTATCTTTTATGCTGTTCCATAAGATTGTTGAATTTGATGGTTTAAAACCGGGTGGGAAATCCGGATAACTATTTATCATATCAAGAATAGCTCTTTGCGCCGTTTCTGCATCAGATACAAGCATTATTTTTGGCTTTTCATTCAAATCATTTACCTCCAATCTCAAACCTTGGTATAAGGCTGTAAACACCGATAGTATTAACTTTGTAGCAATTCCCTTTTTCATTTACCATGTACTGGAAGAATTTACCCGGATAATCGTCTGAATTAATTAATCCAACAGGCAGTTCCTTATCAATGAGAAGTTCATCTTTTTTTGCAATCACTACGAAGTCAAAATCATTACTTCTTAAAGTGAAATGCTTTAGCTTTTCTTCTTCGCTCATGTTCTCCCAGTCTGGCGGATTAACATAATTCAATGTGCCATCATTTGGAATTTTTACAAGAAAACTATCTGCATCTTTCATTCCAGATTTGCTTATGTTTTCTGCCTGTGTAAGCTCGATTCTTACATTTTCAAATAGAGTACCGAAATAATATTCAGTTTCTAAAGTATCGTTGTAATGCCTGTTATATAAAACCACGGCATCTTTATATCCGATTCCCATAAGCTAAACTCCCATGTACAAAAGGTTTTCATGCTTTGAATCAACCATTCCGGTTAGGTAATTTGATGCAATATCGTAGCACTTACGATTAAGTGCCATTTCTGATTTTGCAAGCTCTACAAATGTCGAAGAAGATGCTCCAGCATCATAAGATACTGATTCGCTTCCAGAAGTCATGCTTTTAATCATTTTCCCTTTTACAGTTCCGTCCGTATTTGCAATAACACCAAAGTTATTAACTGCCGCAGAGTACTCAGATAAATTCTTTAGCAATTCAGCTATTTCGCAGGTGCAATCTTTGATATTATCCCACCATGAATCTTCTGATTCTGGCTGAGAATAAAACAAAATCCTGTTTGATGTGATCGCATTGATTCTTCTTTCTGCTTTTCTTTCATATGGAGCAAAGTCTTCTTCGCTTTCGAACAAACTTCCACCATATTTAGTTTGGTAATATTCAAAATCTACATATGACATTGCTCCACACTCCTTATTGCTGTGATAAGATTTCGCTGATAATATCAGCTTTCTTTGTTGCGGTCAGTGAATACCCTTTACTCTCTGCCAGTGCCTTAATTTCTGCAACTGTAAGAGAGTTTAAGTATTCTTCCGTGAGTTCCCCACTAGCATTTACCGCCTGTGTAGTGGGATCTATTCCCCCGGTGTGATTGAAACATTAGCTACTGCGTCAATGTACTCTGCAAAAAGTACAAATCCTAACAGTGCATAAGTTACGCTGGTTGCGCAATCGTGATCGCCTTTTACCTTAAATCCGATAAGATTTGTTTCTCCGCTGACAGTGTAAGAAAGGCCGGCTTTCTTAAAATCTGCGTCAGATGGATCTACATAGTAAGCAACAATGTTGTTTACAGCTGTTGCCAGAACTTTTCCGGCTGGGATTTCGTTGTCAGAGCAAAGGAACATAATGTCTGCTCCGAGGAATCCCTTGATATAGGTAAGTCCGAAGGCTGTCTGCAAAGTAATTTTTGAATTTCCAAGATAATCATATAAATCCATCATATTTACAAACACTGCAACTCCTGTAGCAGTTTTGTGCATTGACTTGAACTTATTCTTGACAGATCCAATAGCTTTAGCTACAGCCATCTGGAATGTTTTTGTAGTGTTTGTAAGTGTACCAGTTTTCAGATAGTTGTAGAATTTTGTTGTAATATCATCCTGCAGGTCTGTCTTGAACTCTTCGTCTGTCATTCCACAAGCTGCTTCATATCCATGATTCATGATAGCTTCGATAGAAACTTCTTTTGCATATTTTCCAAGAGTAATCTCTGCATAAGGTTTCTCTTTTACCGTGTAATGTGTTCTTGGAATCACATCACCTTCTGCTACAGTTCCGCTTTCTAACGTTCCTTCTGCATATTTGCTTTTAAGAACAGTTCCAGGCGTTTTTCTAATTGCTCTTGAAATTCCAAGAACCTCTCTTAAAGCTTCCCAGTTTCTTTCAAAAGATGTAACAAAATCAATTTCCCTTGCTGTTACATCAATGTCTTCTGTTTTAATCAGTCCTGCGTTTGCTGCAAAGAACTGCAAATTGGTGTTCATCGTTAATCTGTTTTTGTTCATATAAAACTCCTTTACTGTTGGAATAAAGAAATGTTTTCGGCAATTGCTTTCTGACGTTCTGATCTATCTTTGATAGATAAAATGCTCTCTCTTGTTGTATGCTTATCACCACCAGAATTGTTTTCATTCGGTTTTGTGAAATACGCATGTGGAGTCGGCTGATTCTGTTTATTTACAAATGCATTTGCATCTGTCTTTTTAGCTTCCTCAATAAGATCACTGAACCCTATCAGTTTTCCGTTTCTCACGCTTACGCTTTCGGAAATGTCTTTCATAATGGCTTTCTTTGCAGATTCAGAAGTAAACTCGATTTCCGCAAATGCTTCTTTCAAAAGTTCATCCTTCTCATGCTCTGCGATTTTGGCTTCATAATCTTTTTTGGAATCCTCTGCCTGTCTCTTCCAGTCATCACGCTCTTTTAAAATGTCTTCCGGGCTTTTTCCATCCAACCCTTCGAGCATTTTCTCTGCTGATTCTGCCCTGGTTTTCCACTGTTCGGATTCTGATGAAGCTTTTTTAACTTTGTCTTCCATTTCTTCTTTGGAATACAGCTCTTCACCCATACTCTTTTTAAGAGATTCTTTCTGTTCGTCTGAAACTTCAATTCCGAGTTTCTTTAATTCGTTTGCTACGTTTACCATGTTTCTACCTCTTTCTTTCCAAGTTGTTACTCCGGTCAGTCCGGCACGAATGAGTTGCTATTTGCTCCATAGCTGGCAATTGGGAATGAAGGAATCGAACCCTCGACAACCCGGATATAAGCCGTGTCTTCTTCCACTGAATTAATTCCCAAAAATAAAAAAGCACGCCCAAAATAGGACGTGCCATGCATCATCCCATAACTTTTCTAGGTTAGCGAACAGAATCCATTTTTCTGTCCGGTACTTTTAATATTCTTTTCAATATATATTTTAACCTATTTTAAACAACTTTTTGTACCATTTTAAAAAGGGCAGATTGCTCCACCCCTTTTTGCTATTTCCCACCGAAATACCTTCTAAGTACTTCTTTTTCTTCTTCCACAATGCAATCCTTTTTTAATCTGTTGCACTGGTCGTATATATACTTTCCGTACTCTTCCAATTTGGCTATCATTGCATTTTTATTTTCCAATGTAGGATTTTTAATGTATTCTTTTTTAAGCCCTATATAGTCCTCATACTGCTTTATAACATCCATTTTCAATTACCCCATTCAAAATATCATCTGCTATGCCAACGACTTCTTTTCCATAAAGAGACAGAAAATCCGCTACGATTTCCTCTACATTTATTGGAATGTGGCAGTCATATGAAAATGAAGCGCAGTGTACCAACTCATGAGATAGAACTCGCTCTAACAGACTTCCGCTTAATGAATTTGACAAATAAACCTTTCGTGTGTTCCAATCTGTAACACCAAGTGTAATTGTTCCATCTGAACGCATCAAGCATTCACTATTAGGATTTACATATAAAATATTCCATTCAACATCATTGATTTTAAACACTGCGCTCACCTCTTAGATTTTCTGTAACATCATCTGTAATTCATTTCTCCACATCTGCTTTTCTTCCGGTGCTGCATCTGATGTCATTTCAGTAATATCCATCTGCATATCTCGCAAGTAATCTTTTCTTGCTTTTGCACGCTCTTTTTTATCTTCCTCTGAATTTCCATGATGGTTTTCTCTGGTCTCCATATAAGTACGTCTGGAAATACCGGCTTTTCCCTCTCTGGAATCCCTCGGATATGATCTATCTCCCATCATTCCGGTATCTGTATACATCCTTTTCAGGTCTTTCTTATCCATGTCTCTCATGTGCTCTGTATCTTCGTAATCATCCGGGTACATGTGATAATATGGTGGCTCATCATATCCTCTTCGTTTTCCTTTGCCCTTAGGTGCGAATCTTCCATTAGCATAACGATACTGATCATAATATCTTCGGTCATCCTCATACTCTAAAAGCTTTTCCATGATATCTGCTTCGTCCGCTTCGTTCATTGCCTTAGTAATTGTGGCATAATACTCTGCTTCTGACAGATCCTTTATCATGTCGATCACTTCTCCCATTTCTTCTGTATTGACATTCTCAATCCCTTTTTCAATCTCACATAAGGATTTTTCAGCAAGGCATTCAAGCATTTTATGAATTCTTTCAATATGCATATACTAAGCCTCCCTTACTACAATTAAATTACTGTTCTGAACCTCGATAGTCTGTCCAGATGTATTCTGAACCGCTATTGTGCTGCAGCATCCACAAGGAACATCTACATAAACCTGTGCAGATACATTGAATAAGTTTTCTACTGCCGCAGGTGTCACGATCATTCTTGTAGACTGTAATGGCTCTCCGTCAATTGCGATTGCAAGAGAAATAGCTTCCACCGTTCCACCGGTTGGGATCTGGATATTTCCACTATAAGATACAAGAAATCTTGCTTTGCACTGGTTTGTGATTCCTCTTAATTTAACTACTCCGCTTCCCTGTCTGTGAACGATACATTTTGTTCCGCAAACCGGTGTCTCAGTAAATGCGACATCTTCTCCCTGCAGGACAGTCTGTAAAGCATTGGCTGTAAATTCTGACATAATATTTTCCTCTCTTTCAAAAATATAAGGGCAAACATTAAAGTCTGCCCTTTGTGTTTAAGTAATACTGCTATGCAGACATAATCTTGTCGATTAAGATACTTTAATTATTCAATTGTCTAACATCCGCATCCATTGTTACAACCGCATCCATACGGAATGTATGTGTTCGGGTTTGGCACCTGGTATGCTGGGATTGGTGATGGATTAACAGCGCTGATAATATGATTTGTCTGTGCTGTCATAGCGGTAGTCAGAAGTGCGTTCTGTCTATCCTGTGATGCTGCAAGTCTCAAATCATTATTTTCTGCCTGCAACGTTGCAATCTTATCCTGACATAAGTAGTCAAGTATCGCTCTTGTTCCGGCATTCTGGCTGTCGATAATATCTCTCGTGTTGTTGTTCATTGTGTTCTGTAATGCGCAAGTGTTCTGCGCCATGTTGAAGTTTACACCCTGGATAGCTTCACGAGTTTCGCAGCAACAATTTGCAAGCTGAGACTGAATAGCATTTGCATTCTGCATTCCTGCTACTGTGTCCGCATTAATTGCCTGCTGAATGCTGTTAAATCCTGTCAGCATTCCGTTGTTTACTGCATAAAAGCCATCACAAAGACCATTTGTAATGCCATCAAGCTTACTTATGACTGCTGAATTGTCAAATCCTCTCTGGATATCAGCCTGTGTAGCCGCAGTTGCGGTATAACCGCCACCACCATTACCACCGAATCCATAACCGCCCCATCCACCGAATAAGGCAAAAAGGATAATGAGAACCCACCAACCACCATCGCCCCATGCACCATCATTACGGTTTCCACCAGTAACGGCGGCAATGTCCGCTAAACTTGGAGATGAATTAAACATATGTGTTCCTCCTAATAAAATTTATTTATACATAATCTTGCAAGAATAGTATCAATGTTTAAACTGGCTCATGATTTCTTCCGGGTTAAGGCCTTTTTCTTTGCACAAATTTCTGGCAAGCTGTTCCAACCCTTTACTGTCTCCACGGTTCATCATGTCGAATGTATTTTTCATGATCGGATTATTTGAAAATTGAGAGTTGTTCATCATTTGACTTAATATCATTTTAGGGTTTCCACCACACTGGATCATCTGCATTAAATTCATTCAGAATCGCTCTCTTTCTTTGCTCTGGTAGTCCTCTGGGACTGAGTTATTTTAGCTTCTATTTGGTCTAATCGCTCCATTATCGGGGCAATCAATGTTGCCGTGTCTTCTTTCGGTAATTCGTTTTGCTTTCCGTCTAGCTGCGGTTTATATGTAACTGTCTGAATAAGCCCGTTAGCACCCCAAGATTTTATATAAACTTCTGATCCATCTGCTTTCGGGAAAATGGCAAATGGTGCATTCATGGGAACGTCATTTGCTGTGACTTCCTCAACAGAATTAACCATTCTTCCGCAAAGTCCAGCTTGTTGCGGCATGATCTGTTGTGGGAATTGCTGTTGAAACTGCTGTGGCTGTTGATATTGAGGATAAGAATACTGGTTATATCTCTGATACTCGTACATAATAAACCTCTCTTTCTATCTTCATTTTATTATTAACAACACAATTGAACCACCCCAGTAAAACCCCATTAAAAGGACACAAAAAAGACACCCTTAACGGATGTCTTTAATGAGGAGAAAGTTATGTGAAATGTTGTCCAGTTACCTTAAGAATTTTATGTTGCATTTTGACGTTGATACGTCCGGCTGTCTTAGTCGAAACATGCATAATTTCTGCACATTCTTCCAAAGACTTTTCTTTCTTCCGTAAATCAAAGAGCGTTTCTTCTGTCGGTGTGAAATCACACAATTCTTTTATATGCTCTTTTTCTTCTTTGGTAAAGCACGTAACAATGTTTTTCATTTGCTTTACCTCATTTGGGGAGTTTCCGGCTATGACGGTGAGTCGTTATCTCGCTTGAATTCCACTGCATTAATTAAAGAAAGGTGGATAACCAAGTATGTATGGTTAACACATTATTATAATAACATATTATTCCATTTTCGTTGTACCATTTTTTTCGATTTTATTTTTATAAGCCGTTGCTCGTCCATTTGCAACCGCAGACTGTTTTCTATTAAATCCAGAAACCTTCGTTCTATCGCCTTGTAATTGAAGATCATTATTCTTACAGAATGATTGAAGTTTTTTATTCTGCATTCGCAGTTTATATGCAAGTTTATCATATTGAGGTTGCAAGATCTCTTTTACATCTATTTCGGCAATCATATCAAGTTCTTGTTTCTTGGCCATAATTTCACGCTTTGTTTTTCGAATTTCTCTTTCAAGTGATCTCTGCTTCTGCTGCAAATCATAAAGTTTTTGGCTTTCATCTGCATTTATATTCACATTTCCGTTTTCATCAAGGTACTTATTTACCATGTCTTTTCGCCACGGGCCATGTGAATGTCTGCAATTGTATCCGTGAAGTCCTAATAGATTCACAACAGTTCCCGTTCCGGTTTTAGGGTCTATGGTATAACCTGTGCTTTCAAGAAGATTCGGAAATCCTGGTTCGCTCCCGATTATTTTATATGCTTTTCCTTGCCAGTGATCGTGAGATGGAATCCCTGTTGGATCCTTTTTATCATATCTTGCCCCCGGATGCGCTGATACTAGAACATACTCTATTTTATATTGTGCAATATAAATGTTTGTCACTTGTGCCGCGGTCTGATTCATAGATGTGACGATGCAACACCTCACTGCCGCTTCAAGAGAACGCTTCGTTCCAGTAGGGTATTCTACCATAACACCAGATTCTGCATATCTATCCAGAACTTCGCAGACTGCACTGCTGTAAGACTGCATTCCAGATGCAACTCTATAATCAACCTCATTCAGCATATTGAGCAAGTCTTTCTGTGTCTGGTTAATGGTTGTTTTTGTCAAATTATCAAGTTCACCGGATGTCTTTATTAACTCTGCATTCATTGCCAGAATTGCCATATTATTTTTTAGCGGAGATATAATATCGGATGCTGATATCTGTGTTAAGACTTCCTTATCATCTGAGAATGATGTCATAACACTATCCCTTAATAATCTGCGAACCTCATTTCTTGACTTTCCAGACATTTCAGATATTCTTTTTACAATCTCTGTGTTATGCAGTCCCATCTGTTGGAGTTTCCACAATTCTCGGTCGGCAGTTCCTGACAATTCACCGGATTTTATCAATCTTGTTGCAATGTCTGATATAATCCAATTTTCAAGATCTTGATACATTTCAACCAGTTTATCAGTTTTTCCGTAAAAATAATCCGGTCTAAGCATTATCCTTTCCCAACCTCTCTTTTAACAAGATCAATCCACTGCTTACCGTGATTTTCTTTTGCAGTTTCAAACCATCGTTTACCTGTTCCCGGTGTGCGATATTTTAAGTCTGTTTCTGTCGGATACTTCTTTTCTCCACGGTTCGCCCATGATCTTCCATCTGCAGTCAAATAAAGCTTTCCTACATACTGATAATGTGCATATGGTGTGTTTACTGTGATTAATCCGGGTTCTTTTATCTGCGTCTTGTTTCTTAAATCTCCCTGCTGCATAGGTGTGTATTTTCTCATGTCATTTACAACCTGCTCGTCAAGAACATTCTGAGCATTTCTCAAATTTTCATCCATTCGCTTTGTATCAAGCTTAATATTAAAGCTTCCAATGACTTTATTATATTTCATATTAACGCATCCATTTCTATCACTTTTCTAAATAAAACTTAATCGTCTCTATCACAGTCTTTTTCTGCAACTTTACTTGAACCATCTCCGGCGGTTCAGGTTCAGGGATAATATATCCACCTTTTAAAATACCATTTATAGAAAGTTTCGGTATCCCTTGAATTATTTTACTCCTCTCCAAATAGACCACCGCTGTTCCTTTCCGCATCTTCCTGAGCTCTCTCTGCAAACATGGCATCTACTTCATCATCATTGAATCCCTCGTATTCCTTAAGGTATTTACGCTTAGAATAAATACCTTGAATCATTAAATTATATGCTCTTGATCTGTCCTGTTCGAAGCTCGCAAGCAAATCTTTAAAATAAAATATATCTTCGTCCGGTACATCATCATCCAGTGCATCCACATAGCCGGCAGGTATTCCGTAAAGGTCGCAGAATACGTTAATTGCATAAATGAGATTTTTCAACGCTGTTTTTATGCTTTTTCGGATATCGTTAATCGTCTCTACAGTCTCATTGTCATCGCTCTCAACCTGTGTTGCTGTCAATCTTCCAGATTTTCTATCGAGGATAAACTGCCCTTGTGAGAATCCACATTTTGTCGAGATCATAGAAAGAACGCTGTTAATGTCTGTTATTCTGTCAGAAGTAAGCATGGTCGGGACGTGTTCATCAATCGTGCTTTTTGAATCCAGTCCCAATTTCAAGCCTTTAACGAACCGAGGAAGCTCTACTGTTGAGGTGCGTGTACCGCCTTTTCCCTGTTTTGTCAGCGCGTTCTCATCAATAAAAGTAATGTGCTGAGAATCCTCAACCTCATTTCCCTTTTTACTCCATGCGATATCAAGATCTCTAAGCTCCATAAGTGCATTTGAGAAAATCGATACACCTTCTGGTGATGAGTAATCGATTGTATTGTTGAATGGTGTTTTCAAATAGGCGAACAGCGGCTTTTCTACGTTCATAATATGAACTGCTTCCTCAATTGAAGACCACTCAGGAACGTCATGCAGTTCTATCTTCTTGCCAAGTGAGTTACTGCTGTTTGACTTGAACGCTCTGTTCTGGATCTCGTACACGTTCATCTCTTCGCCCTCTTTATTTTTTGAGGTCGTGAAATGATGGTATTCAAGTCGGTAATAGTACAATTTATCTTTTATAAGTCGATTAATAAAGATGCATCCTCTAATATCTCCGTTGCTCGTCTTTTCTGTAATCGCAAAGTCCCACGGCATAATATAATCGATTATGTTGTCTGGATTCATCGAGCCGTTCGGCTTTAAAATAATTCCACCAACTCCGAGCATATCTTCGACTTTGTCTCTGATAGAAGTGTCAACCATTGCCTTAATGCACTTATTAATAAAATCTGCTCTTTCAGAACCGGTTATGCTCACTGACAAATCCATACATGCTTTCTTCGCTGTGTACTGGCAGAGAAATTTTGCGAAATTTATCGTCCGGATGTCATTGTTTTTCGGATCAACCCAAAAAGGGCTATTATTAATGATGTCATTCCATCTCTGCTGTGAGTTTTCTATTTCCGGAGAAGTGATAAACTCGACATTAAATTCTTTCTCTGCATCTGTTCTAAAAAACTTCATGATCGTCTCCCTTATTTTTTCAAAAAAATTCATTCTACATCCCTCAAATTTCAAGTTGTCTGAAAACTTCATTTATTTTATGCCATTGGATTGCTATCCAGTCAACCATCGTCTCTTCATGTCCAAATTCTGTAAAATGTTGAAAATTCGACTGCAAACCACTTTCGGCAAGAAATGCATGTATTATCTCATGTCGAAGTTGTTTTCTTTTCAAATACTCAAAATCGCCTACTTCATTCACATTATCTGACCGTAAATGTATCTCCTTATTTGTATAATCACAATATCCATCTGTATCACTGTTTTTAAATTCTTCAATAATAATCTTATATTCTGTTCCTAGCACATTAATCGTCTTCATATTCTTCAATTTCTTCTTCCTCATCATCATAAAGACCGTCATTCCTTCGGCTGGTCATGATAATCCTGTTCAGCGCATATATGTTTGCCATGATCGTATCCTCTTCTAAGGTCGGGTAAGCATCCGAGAATGAACCATCTGGAAGCTGCTCATGCTCTGCCTTTGTAAACTCTTTTTCTGTATTCGGGCAACGTTCTGGATCAATGACAATCTTATTGCATCGCTGAAGCCACTCCCAGCAGTAATCCCTGCCTTTTCCGCTTCCCCATCTTTTCTTTGCCCCAATCGCATTGAATCCCCAGTCCTGCATCTCTGCTATTCCGTCCGGTCTGGCAGAATCGCAAATGATCTCCACATTCATAAACTTCTTTATCTTTCTGGCAAAGGTAGAGTTTTTACATTTTTTAGAATACACTTCGCCAAAAATATAAAGAGTGTCCGTCTCGTAATCATAATAATTCTGGCTGAAAACCTGTGGGTGGGTATATCCGAAGTCTAATCCGTGGTTTACTGTGTCGAATGTCATTAACTCTTCATCAGATATTTTTCGGATTTCTAAATTGTCAAAGATGCCGCCGCCTGTTCCAGTGACTTCGCCAAGGTAGTTGTTTTTATAATATAAAGGCTTATGAATCCTGAACCACTCCGCACGCTCGAAGAATCGCTTTCCAAGCCATTTTACCGGGACATTATAATAATAACTGTGGCAGATCCTTGTCTGCGGCTTGTTCTGGCACTCTTCGGTGTACTCATTCATAAAGTTGTTTTTTGACTTAGGAGGATTGAAAATTTTTATGTCGAGTGCTGGTGTATCTGCTCGCAGAAATGTATCCTCGATGTTATCCATCTGCTCAACTCCTGCCATCTCGTCACACTCTTCATGGATTAAAAGCTTCACATATCCGAAGGGAACGTTGAACGATTTCAAGCTGATCGGCTTATCTGCTCCCACAAACATTACCATCTGCCCGGTCGGCTTATACACAGCACACATTGGAGACTGCTTAAAGTCCCAGTTATCCAGATCATTACACCGGATCACGACCTTCATAAACTGATTATAAACTGATCCTCGCAAGTCGACCTTATATCGTCTGGTATATACGATATGCGCCTGAGGATCCTGCCGAATGGTCTCATATGCCAAGTCTCCCCAGAAGTTAGACTTGATAGAACCTCGCCCGCCCTTCGATATGATCTCGTGTATGTCTATCTCTCCGGCAAAGGCTTCATGCACTGTCCGGTATATCTCCACAAAGTCGGATGTAATGTCCGTGATCGGGATCGTCCAGAGTGCAGCTTTCTCGCGCTTTTCCTTTTCCTCGCGCTCGATTTTCTGCTTTTCTGCTATGGTCAGTGCCTTTTCCAAACCGTCCATCGCCTTAAGCTGATCCGAGAAATCCGGGGCAAATCCGAGACCGTCCACGACTTCACCCTTTGCAATTTTACTTCTTCGCTCCTGGATTTCTGCAAGCGACATTATATCCCGGTGCTGTTCTTTCTCGATCTGCTCCATTTTTTCCGCTATATATTCTTTAATGACAGTTTTTGTCAGCAGTTTTTGTGCGCTTCTATTTGCTCCATTCTCACTATAGCCAGCGCTTATGTATGCCTGTGTGGCATTCCCACCATTTTTTATCCACTCGTCTGCAAATGCCTTCCATTTCGGTGTGAGTTCTCCCTTCATCCGCTCACCGCCTTATAAATTTCAAGCAAGCAGAAGATTACTTCCGGGATAGATGCCGTTTTAAGAATCTCATAATCTTCTGTTTTCCATTCTTGTTTATTTTTCTTAAAGGTGTACACTGGTGTAATAATTCTGTAAATTGTGATCATGCGCTTCTGGTCTTCACTGTAGAATTGATTCTGATTTATTTTTATAATTAGTCCACGCTGTACAATTGCAGTTTGAAGCTTTTTTACTTTTCCTTTTAAATTTGCCAATGCGCACACCTCCCATCATTTTACTTATAATTTTATTATAAGATATTTTTTAACTGTTTTTGTTCCATTTTTAGGCATAAAAAAAGCGGCTATATTTCAAGCCGCTTGTATGCTTTTTTAAAGCACATACATAATATAAAAAGTTTTTCCGCCATCTTCAACGATTCCCCAGTCTGCAACCGGGATCTTTTTTTCAATCATATTTCTGTATGCTTCCCGGTCTTCCTCTTCAACGCCCCATTCGTCAAGATAGTTTTCTAAATTCTCTTCCAAGTCTTCAATAATCATGGCTCCGTCTTTCAAATGCTTTTCCGCTTCTGATCTGGTGTCGCCGTCTTTCATTAACAGCTCAACTTCTTTTTCTCTTGTCATTCCGTTATCTCCTTTTTTAATTAATGAACTAGGTTTTTACTGGTCAATTTCCGGTAAAAATTCTCCGGTGTGTAATTCTTCCGCAACGATCCTGTACGCTTTTCGGATTGTGCTAGCTCTGTTCAAAAGATACTCCCAGCCCTGCACGTCTTTCTCTTTCCAGTCTCCCATGTACTCGGCTTTCACTTCTTCATCAAGATTAATAAAATCCATGATGTCTGTTTCATGTCTTTTTTCAATTTCCTTCATGAGTTCATTAAGCTTTTTGTAACATTTTCTTAATTCTTCCATAGTTTTATCCCCCTCTAAGCTCTTTCTCTTAATTCTTTAACTGTACAGTTTTTATAAAACTCCTTATATTTTTCAAATGTGTTCTTTTTGCTCCAATCTTTTTGTATTCCGCTTACATTTTCAAAATAGTTTTTATCTCTCTCGTATAAAAGATGTAAAAGATCCTCACGTTTCATTTTGTTTATTTCTGTTTTTGAATAACTATAAATGTTTTTTAATCCTTCCATTTTCTTTTCCTCCGTGTGTTGTGTTTTCCTTGTTTCTGATATTATAATACACCATTTTCGGTGTAATGTCAATACCTTTTTACATTATTTTTAAAGTATTTTATTTTTTCTCATTTTCTACATATTTAATAATGTTACCCGGCTGCATATCCAGAAGTGTACAGATCTTCTCTAACGCGATGATCCCGACCATGTCGCCACGCCTTAGCGTCTGGATTGCGTTTTCTCCCAAAAGCTTTTCTTTTCTTAGCCGTGACGTGGTGTATCCGCTTTCTTTCAGCGTTTCTAATACATTTATTTTATAAGTAAGCATTTATTAATACCTCTCTTTCTTTATAAAGTAATTATACATTATTTTATAATTTATTTCAATTGTATTTACACCAAAAATAATGCACAAATATTATTCCTTGATTGTACATTATTTTTGGTGTATTTGTATATTGAAATTACACTGTTTTTGGTGTATTATAATATTAACAGGGGGACAGAAAAAGAATTAACAGAGGTTTGCGGAACTTATGAAAGCGACTGCTCCAGATGTCCGAAGAAAACAGAATGCAATGAGTATAATTCGATATTTGCACAAAATAGCCGAAACGCTCCGCTCTGGAGAGTCCACCGTGGAACGGTCGCCCGGTGCTGACGATGGAAGACCAGAAAGGGAAAACATGAAAAATTTAATTGGAAACAACTTGAAACGGCTTTTTATTTTTATCTTGCGTATTTTGCCAATACAGACTTTTTTATGCGTGCGTGGTATTTTTATCCTATGCGTGATAAGAAATCCGTCTATGCGTGTCATGCGTGCGTTATGCGTGCAGTTTAAAATAATATGCGTGTGTCTATGCGTGCAGTTCTATGCGTGAATCAAAGTATTATGCGTAGCTGTCCGTTGCTTTCTTCTTCGTACAAGCTCCGGCTGTTGAGCATCCTTAATGCCATTTTCTTTTTTCTGTAAAAATGCGTGCGAGAAATCGGCATAATCCCATAGCGTGCTTCCATTTTGTCATATGATATATTATTTAAAATTGATTCTGCTATTTTATCGCCAAGATAATTGTCTATGCGTGTGCATACCTCTATCGTTTCCTCTCTGCTCATTTTAAAGACCTCCATATGCGTGACACATAAGTTTCTTACAACATTATACCATATATCAGTTCATAAAAACACAACATATTATCGTATTCATGCAACATTATTATATTTTTATTCATTTAATCATTGTTCTTTGATATGTATTTTTTTACCGGTTCTTTCTTGGTTTTTTTAATACTTTTCGGTATGATCTCCTTCTGCTAACAACCACTAATTCACTTTTATTTTCGTAAATTATTAGCCAGCTGTCCGGTATAAGTCCTCTCGACTTCAAAAATATTCTTTCCTGATTTGTCGGTTCTCTTCTTTTATATTCTCTTTTTAACATGTCTCCTCTCCTTTATTTTTCACTAACTGCTTGTCGTCAAACCATTTTATCGTGCCACCGCCAAACTTTACTTCCGGCTGTATGATAATGCTTTTTCCTATATGTTTTACTTCACCGTTTAAGTGATTATTAATAAAGTTCTATAGTATCTCCAATATGTCCGTCCTCAATTTCTCTTATATGAACTTTCCCATCATTTTCAGCTTTCGCCTTATCATATAATTCACCAAGGATCCTATTCACTGATAATTCATCAAGCTGTTCTCTGTTTCCGTGAATTCCATTTTTCATTTTTTGCATCCTCCAATAAATTCTAAATATTTAAGTATTTATTGATTGCATTTTCTACGTCAGCTAATCTCACCCACTGATTTTCCTTATCCACTTCGTAAATTGGTGTATCTCTCTGTTTTGCGCTTTCTACAACATCCGCCATCACGGCAACGGAATAATTTATAAGAGTTTCTTTTTTAATTTTATCAATTGCATCCTGTTTATTAATTAATTTTCCCATATCTTCTCCTGCTATAAGTTCTAAATGTTCAGATTCTATGGTATCCAGTAATCTCCCTCTAATGCATTTTTAATTCCGCCTCCTAAACAAGAAAAGAAAACGCCCTCTTCGTCATAATCGTTTTGCCAAAGTCTTTCACCTAAATCATTCAGAATTTCACTTGCTTTTTTTAATATTTCCTTTTCTTCCTCTGAAAAATCAATTTCTACATCATTACTCTTATAAAAGTTAGCCATCTTTTTTCTACCTCCGTTTTAATTTGTTAAAGTTCAGTTTACCTACGCATTTAACACTATCTCTTTTACCTTTTTCTCGT